CCGGTGCAGCTTGGGCAGGTCGTAGATGTCAGGGGCCATCTGCGCCATCTGGATCACCGCTTGGTACTGCACCACGCGCTGGCTCATGGTGGCCGCGTTGGGATCGCTCACGGGGATGATCTCTACGTGGCTGTAGTCGGCCTTCTTGGCTTTACGCGGGGCATCGACCGGGTCGTAGTCGTAGCTCTCGTCCGTGTAGTCCCGGATCAGCCCTGCCAGCAGCTTGAGCTCTTGCTTGAACGAAAAGTGCAGACGGGCCGAGACAGCCGTCATCACCTTGAGCTGGCGCTCCAGCAGCGCGAGTGTGGTGCCCACAGGGGCTTGCGCGGACATGTCCGAGACCTTCATGTCAGCCGTGGCGGCGAACCTGCGGCCCTCCTCGACGATCTTGTCCATGAGCGCTGCCAGCACGGCGCTGGGCTCTTTGTAGGGCAGCGGCAGGATGTTGTCGCGCAGCGCACCCGAGCCGATGTCCACATCACGGAACTCGCCCGGAGCGATGGGGGTGTCGTCACCCTTGATCCGCAGGCCACGGGTCTTCAGACCCCCCGGCAGGTTAGAGAGCGTGCCCGCGTCCACCAACTGGCGCATGATGCTCGTGGCGCTTTTGGCGTACCCACCGATCAAGTGGAACAGCCCGAACCCGTACGCCCCGAAGCCGGGGATGTACTGGTAGTGCACAAAGTGCTGGCGCTTGAGGCACAACTTGTCGTCCTCGCTCCAGTTCCTGCGCAGGGACAGCACCTCGTTGCTGCCCTTTAGTATGGTCATCACGTACGGCAGCGTGACGCCCAGGGGCTCGTCGTCGTCATCCATCTCGGTGTACTCGTCGCCCTTGACCACCAGCGCAACGTGGCTCTCGTACAGGGTGTAGCGGTCATCGTTGAGGTCAGAGAACCCCGTCTCCTTGTCCTTGGCCTGCTGGATGTCGGTCTTGCTCTTGTCGGGCTCTGGCAGCTCGATGTCGCGGTAGAACCCTGCCTGCTGGAGCTTGATGATCTCGCTTTTGGTTTTGCGCAGTGTGTGCGTGACGCGGTAGCAGGTGTCCAGGTCCGTCGCACCGTAAGGCAAGATGATGTCTTCAGCCGGTATGAACATGCTGACCTGACGGCCCAGGCCGGGGTCGTAGTAGACCTTCTTGAACGCAGAGCCCGTGGCCGGAAGGCTCCAGAGCATCCGCTCGTGCTCTGGGCGGAACTCGCGCATGACCTCGGTCAGCTCGTAGTTCATGTCGTCCTGCACCCGGTCTGCGGCCTCGTCCTTCTCTGGGGTCTGCTTGCCCAGTATCTTGGTCTTGACCGGCCCCTGCGCGGGGAAGGTCTCCGTGATCGACTCTGACTGGAATCTTACAACGGCTTCTGTAATCATGGGATGAAACACCCCACACGCGCCGTCCCACGGCTCTGTGCGTTCTTCGTGCTGCAGGCCCAGCAGCTTGATGCCCTGCACGTAAGACTTCTCCCACTCACGGCGTGAGCCCAAGTCGTTTGTGATGTCCTCGGACAGCTCGCCTGCCAGCATGGTGAGCTCACTCTCATTGAGTTCTTCGGCAAGGTTCTGGCCAAACGTGTCCTCGTCCTCACCTGGGCGTATGGACAGATCAAGCCCGCCTGCGCGGATATTGACCTCTTCTGGGTCAATGATCTCGATCTCAATGGGTTCTTCGTCCTGCGCAAGCGCCTCGATACCCTTGGGCTGCTGGTACAGCGCTTTGTCGATGTTTGTGGCCATGTTGTGTCCTTAGTAATACGCCGCGCTGCGGCGTCGAAAAAATCGTGGTGCGTCTTGCTCGTCAGTTGCCAGCGAGATAAACCCGCCTTGCCTGAACCTGAGCAGCGCCTGAGAGGTCGTGTCCACAAAGTCGTCGTTCTCGCCGTTGGGAAAGGACGCAACCTCTTCAATGACCTCGCGTGCCCAGCGAGTATCTGGAGCCCACACTGTACTTGATGCGAACAAATCTGCAACCGCGTTCAGGCGCACGATCTTGTCGTTGCCCCGGCTGGGGTTGGTCTCTTGCACGGGTATGCCCATGCGCCTGAGTTCTTGTATCAGTGGAGCGCCAGCGGCTTTTTTCTCCACGATGAACGCATCGGGCTCCCACTCTTTATAGTGCTTGAGCGCTGCGGCCTTTAACTCAGGGAACTGCATCCGGTCCTTGAACGCGTCGAGCAAGATGATCTGCGCGGCGTCATCTTCTTCCTCGTTGTAGAACACGCCCCAGGTGGTGCACGCCGAATAGTCGGCGCTGGTTTTGGCCTCAAAGGCCGTGTCCCATGACTGAATAATATAGTCGCAGCGCGGCGGGTCCTCCCCAGGCCATATGCGCCAGGACTTGCGGCTGACGATGGCCGCAGTATTAGATACTGGGTTCTGCATGTACTGCGCGTTCCAGTACTGCGGGTCCAGCGACATTTTCTTTTGCTTGAGCGACTCCAGCGGCCACTGCTCGGGCCACAGGCTTTTCTCGTTCTCGGTGTCCTCGTGCAGTATGGCGGGCAGCTCCACCACCTCCCACGGGTCAGCCTCGGGGTTCTTGGTCTGGTAGTCCAGCAAGCGCCCTGTGAGGTCAAGCTTGCCCCAGCGCGTCATGATGATAATGATCGCGCCCCCAGGCATCAGGCGCTGCAGCGGGCCTGTCTGGAACCACGACCACGCAGTGTCGAAAGCCAGCCGCGAGTTTGCCTTTACGTCCTGCTCACTATGAGGGTCGTCAATAACAAAGAGGTCAGCACCACGGCCAGCCAGAGCGCCACCGACACCGGCAGCGTAATACTGGCCCCCAGCGGAAGTAGACCACTTGCCCGCAGCTTTTTGGTCATCGGCAATTTTGGTGGTGAACAACTCTTTGTAGTCATCGCTGTCGATTAAGTTCCTGACCCGGCGTCCAAAGTCCTCGGACAAGCCTGCGGTGTGCGTGGCCATGATGATTTTCTTTTCCGGGAAGTTGCCCAGAAAGAAAGACGGGAACAAGTACGAGCTGAACTCGGACTTGCCCATACGTGGCGCGATGTTGATGATGACGCGCTTTTTCTTGCCCGAGATCACATCGCCAAATATACGCGCCAGCTTCCTGTGGTGCGGCCCCACCTTAAAGCCGGGGTACACGGACTTGGCAAACTCGATCATGTCGGTGCGTGCCAGCGTGCGCTTTTTCTGCTCCTCGGCCTTATCGAGCAGCTCCAGCGCTTCGAGCTTTTCCTCCAAGGACAGCTTGCCCATGTGCATGAGCATCGCCTTGGCCTGCTCAGGCGTCAGTGTCGGGCTGGTCGTCATCAGGGTTTTCCCCAAGAGGGGTCACATCTTCAATGTCTTCGTGCGCAACATCCGTCACGCCCATGAACTTGGCCAGCTTTTCTTTGAGCTTTTTGTCGATCTCGTCTTCCGTGAGGTCTGTCTTTTTGACCTCGATCTTGTCCGTAAACAGCCCAACCTCCGTCACCTTGCCCAGCAGCCCCAGCGCTTTGAGCCTTATATTGGCGTTGGGGTTCTGAGATTCCTCCACCAGCTTGGCCACCGTATAGCCGCGCAACTCCTTGGCCTGCTGCACAAACTCCCAGTCATAGGCAGTCAGCATCCCTACAAGATGGCGCACTGCTGCGGGGGTTTGTATCTGGGCGAGTTTGTGGTGGGGGCTGTCCTCGTTCGTGACAACCGCGTTGAAGGCGGTGCGTGCGGCTTGCTGCTCAAGCGCTGATACAGCGGCGTCTGTGTCCGGGCATCCCAGAGATGCGAGAAAGTCTGCGGTTGAGACTTGCGCGTCGATCAATTGCGCCGCGCTGTGCTTTTCGACAGCGCGTGCTTTGCCATCCTCTTTGAGAATGTCTGGTTCAAAATCCAACAAGTGTTCAAGCATGTGCGGGTTTAGGCGAGAAGCCCTTGCTTACCGATGCTGCTGACTATACACTCAGTGCAGCAGTTGTCGCAAGACATTTGCTTTCTCCTTGGGAATGGAAGTCCCTTTGCACCCCGCCAGGAAACTGGCGGGGTCTTTTTTTGCCTTGTTCTGTCTAACATTAGACACAGATTGCTTGTAATTTTTATAAAAATTTAGGGGGGTAGTCAGTTGGTATTAAGCAAGTTATTGCTTAAGTGTTACAGAGATTGTGGGAGCGGGTGCAAAACAGTGTTCATGTGGCAGCGCCCCGTCATGCCTATATATGGTGGGTGGGGGTACGGTGGGGGTCGCGGATGGGGGTCTGCCATGACCTTCTCCAAACCCCCCATACGTCAAATAGAGACATCGGTAGGGGATTGGCCCCTGCTGATACTTAACCGACAGGAGTACTTCCCATGATCTCGATCCAACAATATGCAGCCCGTGTCGCTGCCAGCTCACGCAAGATGCGCGGTGGTGCTGACCCCTTCCATGCCGCCTACGTCGGCGCTACCGCCGAGCAGCGGGCTGACCTACGTCAGCGCTGGATGCTGGGCCACATCGGTGGCCAAGGGTTCAAGGGTGCGGAGAGAATTCTCTCTAGGGGTAAAGGGGCTGGCGCTGACGCGGAGCATGTCAAGGCCATCGACCGTGCGTCGGCGGACTTCAGGTATATGGTGGTTCGCCCGGACGTAGTGGCCAAGCCTGTGGCCAGCGCTCGCATCAGCAGGCAGCACAGGGCTGCTGCCAAGGCTTACCTTGAGCAGTTCGACTCGTTGGCCGCTGCCATCGCTGCTCTCAAAGCTGTTGCCAAGTAACTCAGAGAGAAATCTCTCTCGATCACAGCGGGTCTGTCCGGCCCGCTGTTCCTTCCCATGTCTAACAGTTTTCCGTGTGGCGGAAAACTGCGGCCTTCATCTTTCCACCCAGCGCAACAATCCCCACGTTGCGCCTCTCACCTTTCCATTTCTAGGAGCTTTCATCATGCAAATCCGTAAAACCGCCACCGAGTGGCACGCCCTCAACATCAGCCCCATCCGCGTTGACAAGATCAAGGTGGACAACCTTGGCAACGTCTATATGCACTGCTCCATCGGTGAGGGCCTTCGCACCAGTTGGTGCTGGCGCTCAGTGACCGACGCGCCTATCAGGGAGGAAGCTCTCTCCTGGGGGCAAGGCGAGCACGAAGTGTGCATCAACTGGCTGTAATCAGGACTCTCTGTGTGTGCAGCGTGCTGCACACACTGGGCGATCTTGCCCTTGTTACGTAGGAGAAACTTCCATGACAACTAAGCAAACAGGCACCATCACCATTGGCCAGAGAGAATTCTCTCTCTACGAGGAGCTGCCCCTTGGCGAAACGCGGCCTGAGTTCTGCATCTGGCGCGTAGTAGAGACCCGCACAGGGCAAGAGACCGTCCTCGCCTCGGTCAACGCCCTGGAGGGCTGGTTCGTGGGCCAGCAGGCAATGGCTGCTCTGCGTGGGACTCATGACCGCCGTTAAACGGTATCACCTAGCGCAGCTTCGCAAGCTGCGCGACGAGCTGTACGCCAAGCTGTCCCCACAAGAACAGCGGCGTATCGACGAGGCCCGACAAGCCCGCCTCGACTGGCGCAACCTTCCGCTATGGCGAAATTACTTTAATGCGGAGGAATCTCCATGATTACTCCTCCTTCGAGCTCGCCAGTGATTACTACGACCGTACCGCGTTCAAAGTTG